TCGTCAAGAAGTTTTCTGGATCTTTCAGAATTTTGTTGGAGAGCAATATCAAGAGATGTATTGACAAATATCATGTAGGTGTCATAACCAACATCATGAAGTTTTTTTCTTCTCATAGTAATTCTTCGTAGATCATGGGCAGTACCATCTATGACTAATCCTAATCTACCGTGTATCCATAACTGTTCCCGTTTTAGAGTTATCTTTTTTGCTCTTGCTCTAATACCCTCTTTTTTATTTGTTTCTATATCATTATATGATTTCATATCGAGAGACATTTCCGCCTTCATCAATCCAAATTCTAATTGTTCATCTGAGTTGACAACTTTCAATCCAAAAGGACCTGTTTTGCCTGGCTTAAGTTTATTCATGTCTTCATGCCATTCAAATTTACCAGCTGCAGAACCCGTTGCTTTTTCTGCTGAATATGATTTACCAGAACCGGCACCACCTGCTAGGAAGAATGCTTTAAAGATTCCAGGATCATATACACCTTCTAAAAGTTCTTGTTTAAAATCTCCGAATCTCATATTTCCGATCTCGTAACTTGCATTATTTTTGTTTTTTGAGCTTCTAAAATTTCAATTCTATTGGGCCATTTTATGTATTCTTTGGTATCACCATCTTTCTGTAGATTTGTTATTAATGGAAAAACCAATTTCTCTATAGCTAACATACGTGCCTTATATGTTTTATTTAAGGCTTTCTTTCTTTCTTCAATTTCTGTGACAATTACACTCATGTCAGAAGAAGATTTTTGAAGACTTTGAACTGCTTCTAATGATTCCATTTTTAAAATTCTGTCAATTTTGGGTGACATATCACCTAAGAATTTCATTATTTCTTCCTGTTTACCGACCACTTCACCAGATTTTTTAGAAGTTACAGTAGTTGCTTCTGTAGCATTATTCAATTGAGCAAGAATATCTGCTGTAGTTTGTGCTCGTTCTTCATCTTGTTCTAATGATAGAATTTTGTCAATCTTTAATTCTACATCATCAATTTTTTCACTAAGAGATTCAGTACCGGCTTTGACACTATCTCCAAAATCTGCACTTGGTAAATCTTTTTGAGCGGCCAAGTGTGCCATAATTTGTTCTATTTTAGAGTCCATTGATGCTAATGCTTCAGGACTTGCGGTACCTCCACCTCCTGTGTTTGCTCCATCTGTCTGGTCTGCTTCGTATTCATCTGCCGTAACAGCACTGAATCCAAAATCAACAATTTCTTCTGCCATTTAACTATACTCCTCGTATTTAAGTCCTTGTGTTTCTTCAAGTAGTTTTCTATTTTTCATATGTTCTGCTTCAATTTCCTCTTTACTTCCACCATGATATCCAACAGCATATCCAGCTTCACACATCCATTTGTTTACATTGGTCCAGCCTGAAAAGCCTTCTCCATCTGCGGTACAATTGATCCAGAGTTCTCCAAGAATTCTTCCGAATTTACCTCTACTGTCTTTTTCTGGGCATCGTAATTGAATTTCAATATCATCTCTGTCTGACATAACTGCCCAATGTACCCACGATTTAAGGGCGGCCGAGGAGAGCTTTCCATAAAACTTTTCTGCCAAATCACGAGTTCTTGATTCTGGTGTATCGATTCCCAACAAACGGACTCGTCCACAATACCTAACATCGAACCCCAAATCAATAACTGCATCAACAGTATCTCCATCTACAACCTTTTCTATTGCTGTTATGTGATAAATAAATTCACATGGATTGTTATTTACATATTCAGCCATTATTGTCCTTCACTATTACTTTTACCTGTTACGTAACCAGCAACGATACCGACAATTCCTGTAACCGCCATACTCAAAAGATTTATTACAGACTCATCTACTGGACGTTTTTCTTCAAGTGCCACATAAAAATCCCCTATGGTAATAACCAGCAACAAACCCATTAGGCCCAAAGCTAATGTTAATACCGTCCAATCTTTCATTCTTTGACTATCCATCTATCTCCCTTTATTTTTTGTCCTTGTCTTCTTCAGCACCACCTATCAATTTATCAAGTCTTTTAAATACTTGAGTTTCTAAGTGAGGCAATAATCTAATACCACTATATCCAATAAAAAATGCTATGGCAAGAGCTGAATATACTCCGAATTCAAATTGTTCCATTAATGCGGGAATAAAAAATTCTGCAGCAATCCAACCTACAATAGCTGCGATTGCGAGATTCTTCGCTTCCTTCAGCCATCCAAGCCATGTGTGTACTAATCCATTAGTCAATCCTCCCATTGTCGATGCGAATACACAACACCATTTTGCTCCGAAAATTGCTAGTAAAGTCTCCATTTATTCTTTTCTCCTTTATTGTTATTTTATTGTAATATTTAGTTATTATTTTAGTTTGACTCGTACAAACCATGTAGTCCTTCCACCTTTCCGTATGGTAAGAAAAGTTTCTAGTTCATATTTTCCTTGTAATTTTAATAATTGATAATTATTCGTCACCGGTCTAAATATGGGTTATTACGTGGATGTCCCGGCGATAATTGGGCAAATCGAATTCTCATATCCGTCATTTGTTTTTCTAATTCATTCAATTTGTTATATCCATCCGCAATATCTTTATTGATTTGTGGTATTTCTGATGTTTCAACTCTATGAAGTGTTTTATCTAAATCCATGACCGTTACAAAAATCCATGTAATACTTCCAATCAAGGCTGCGCAAACAATTGGTAGGGCGGCCTTGAATAACGAATGTTCTGCAATTGCTTGCATAGATTGTATTGGCATATTTTCCTTTCTCCATACTATTTATGAAGGATGACTATGCCACAAGTAAAATCGCCGCCGTAATAATAAATGAACAAAGAAGAATTATATGAGTATAATATGTAACAAAAGAGGTATTAAAATACATTTTACCTATTGCAAAACATTTGTGAGCAGGACTTAACATATAACCTGTGTAGTCCACAGCAAAAAATAATGGAAGATATTCAATACCAAAAATACTCGCAAGAATTGCAGTAAATGCAGCAAATCGACTTGATGAGCCTAATAAAAAACTAGCTGCAAAGCCGATCCAAGCAGCTGAAACAATTGACAAATCATTATTTTCTAGGTAAGCTTTTATTATGTCTGTATGTTCTCGTACATAATTACCTAACATAATAATTAATGCTACTGCCACAAGTAATTGCCAATTTAACCATTCGACTTTTGTATGTTCTTGTTTTTGTGTTTGTACAATTACATCATCTTCTTTAAGTAATGTGAATATTAAAACAAATGGAACAACAATAGCAATTATAGCTAACGGCCACATTAATTGCATGAATTCTGTATAAGATAAACTTAAAACCGCCATAGGAATAATAACAGATTTTTCGAATGGAGACCAAAGATAATAGTGATGTGTACTTAGGTAATCAATTATACCATAATGTTTTCGCCTCTCGTCTTTAGGGGCAATGATATCTAAAATACCAGCAGAAACAGAAACTCGGCCCGCAATAGGCAATATACCTGCGACAGCACTTGTTATGACAACAAACAATCTATTAGACGGAACAAATACTGTTAATTTGTTTAATAGAGGATAGATAAGACCATTACGTTGCACATATGCTGACATGATCATTATACAGGCAAGGTACAATACATACCATTGATTATTTAAAATTATATCAATCACCTTATACTTTGAAATTTAATTGTGTCATATGCGACCTGATTAAACCAGCTCGTTATTGTATATTTATTTTGAGAATAAGGTGGATTTCCTCTATGAACATGTGTGAATTGTGTGGGCCAAATTAAAGTCATCCCTTGTTTAGGAACAATCTTTATTCCTTGTTGTAGGAATTCTGTTTCCGCCTCTCCTTCAGGAAATGTATTTAAATACGTCATTGTAGCTAGTATTCGATTGGAAAATCCTAATCCATGTTCACTATGCCATATATGATATCCGCCTCCCGGTTTAACCTCTTGCACTTTCATTTCATGAATTTCTAATCTTTTTCCATCTAAAGCAGTACCATATTCTTCATGATACAAATCTAAACATTCTAACATTTTATCAAAATACTCTCTAGCAACCTTTCTAACTCCAGGATTATTTTCAAAAACCACATCACCATCAGAAAACCAAGTATGTTTATTTTTATTTCGCCATAAAGGAATAATGGTATTTTCCTTATCAAAACCTGAGTTCTCAAATTGACCTAGTTCACCATGAAGTCTTATTATCTGTTGGCAATATTCTTTTGAAAAAATATCTTCAAAGGCCATAATAAAAGATTCATTGTAAATATTTGCTTCAATTTTATAATGCTTCTCCGACAACTTGGGTACCTTTATCATAACGTTTATTATATGATGCAATATGAGGTTGATCATATAATGTTTCAGTAGGTAATAAATGAGTTGCATTAAATGCGATAGATCGACGCTCACCTGTACCTAAAAATGGATATACAGTATGTAATAAAGTTGATGGCCAAATATACATATCGCCAGGTAGGGGATTTATTCTAAATGTACCTGTTTCTAATGTCAATGAATTCGCACAATTATGTATCATTTCTAATCTACCATCTGTATGGCCCGTTCCTATTCTAGACTTCATACCAGTTGATTTTCTTAAATCATACTCTGGGATCTTTAAAAACATAGTACTCGATACTGTACAGCCAGGATGCATATGAATAGGATTATATTCTCCTTCTTGCATTGAATTAACCCAAAATGCTCCCATATGTACTTTTGTATCATCTATTACTGTTCCATCACCATATTGAGTTCGTTTTAAACAATAAACAACATAATTTCTAACTACATTTAAAACATAATTTTGTAAATCGTATTTTTCAAGTAATTTATGACTAATTTTAAATTCTTTTTCTATTTCTCCGACTAATGTATCATTTGCACTAGCTTTATTAATAATAGCCTCATCTGTGCATTTAATCCATTTATCTAACAGAGTATCACTCATTCGAATTCGTTTAATAGTAGGCCCAAACGGATTATCATACTCCTCTAAGTATTCATTATCCGTTAAATTTTCTGATTGTTCTTTACGTGCCAACTGTTCGGATGGTGTAAGTTGATCATGTGATCGCAATACAAATTCAGGAATTCCTTTTATCATGATTTTTTAAATGAATTAATACGTGCTGTTCTGTTTTCGAAACCGTCTTCAATTTTTTCTGATACCAACGGAGTATCTGGATCGTTGGGATTTTTGAATTTAGTAGTAGAACTATTAGGTAATGTACCAGCAGTTTGTTCCGGTTGTATTTGGTCATCTATAAGTGCTTGAATTTCTACTTTACCTTCATCGGTATCAGGTTTATTATCTAATTTAAAATTTCTTGTATGATTCATATTTTGAGATGCATCTATAAAGGTAATATTAACAACATAATCGTTATCTATATCCGCATCTGCACTTTGTAAAACCATTTCATTATTGATAGTCCATGTTATTGACATAACTTCTCTCCTAGTGTAATTATTTATTTGCTAACAACGGTAATATATAACCCATTCCACCATTGACTCAAATCTTCTATATCATTAAGTATTTTTTTCTCATATAATAATTTTAGCCCTGCTTGAGCAATACCTTCGTCAGCTCCTTGAACAACCCCTTCAAAATTTGCATCATCAAAAATACAAATGCATGTATCAGCAAATGCTTTACTAAAATATATTACTGCATCTCTAGTTATATCTTGTTCGTGATCTCCATCATAAAAAAATAAATCTATATCATTTATGTTGTCAATATTTGCATTAAACATATCACAATCAAAAATAGTAATTGGATTCTCACCTTTAAAATTTTTAATATTTTTAATAAATTCGTCTTTAGAGTTTTCAGGTAATTGCAAATCATCTCTATGCGGTTGCATTGCACTTTGCCAATTATCGATACATGTTATTTTTATATTATTATTTGATAAAGCAGAACATGCTGTTGCACCATGAAATGATCCCACCTCTAAATAATGATTTGATTCTTTTGCCAAAGCATTTATAAAATTTATTACACGTTGAGCAGTTAATCCGGGTATAGGTACATCTACATTTTTTTGTACAGAATCTACAAGCTCTTTTGTTATTAACGTTATTTTAGGATCATATTTCATTCCCGCTTTTTTCTCATATACTTTATCACAATAACCACAATCCCAACATTCAAATTTACATGTTTTTATTTTATCACGCCATATACGAATCGGAGCATCTTTCAAATTTGTATCTTCAATATATTCATTGAATGTATCAAATAATATTTCTGTACCGGCTGCATAATTTTTAATTATATGCATAGATTCATTTAACCTAGCAGGTGCTTCCCTGCCATGCATTTTAACAACATCAATATATTCCAATAACTCATTCCAATCTTCTCTCCATGGTGGAAAACTTGCAGTCTTTAAAGGAGTAGATGGATCTTCAAAATCCCACTTATCACATGAAACTCTAGATATAGGATCAGCAAAATATTGAGCGTTAGGTACTACTCTAGAATTATTAAATTCATAATGTTCATCCATCATAGGACAATTACCTATGCATCCTTCATTTGCTAACAATGATAACTTAACACCGGCATATTCTTTAGCACGTTTCATTTCTTTTAACTTATCATAATCTCGCATTAAGTCACGATCTAAATTGACATAATTAAATCCTGCTTCACCTAATGCAACCACTTCTCGTGGCTCTGTTACGTTTCTTAATATAGTATTTTTAATTTCTAATTCAGGAAACTCTTGTTGTATTAAACCTGTTGCCACCCAATGCGTATGAGGTATCGTTATGCTCTGAATTACCCCAGAACTATAAACCTGTTTAAAGTTGTTAATAAACAAATCTAAGTTTTGTTGTGTAGGTCTTACTAAAGTATTATTAAATGTAGCAGATAACGGAATACCTGTTGATTTAGATAATCCTATAGCATTATCTAATGCCCCGAAATGATCTTCTTCAGTCATAAAAACATCACCCATTGCATCTTGCATGAATGGTGGCATACGACATGTAAAATATATGTCGTAAATATAATCTTTATGTTCCTCTAAAAACTCTTTAAAATCATTAAATTGAAATTCCGTCAGTTTTGGATTCAACGGTATGCTGAATATTTTTTTGTTCATTGTCTTTTATTTGATCTAATAATGTTGGCATTCTTAAATTATCAAGAGTTAAATCTGCACCTTTGTATTTTGTTTCTAATTCCTTATTAGCTTGATCTATTGTACCATTAAGTTTTCCTGCAAATTCCAGCGCACCCTTAAGACACTCTAATTGATCTCGTTCATCCATCAATAAAATAGAATCTAAATTACCTGAACCAATTCTACCATATGAAATAATATCCATTGCGGCTTGCTTGGCCATACGAACCATCCAATATCTACGTTCTTCTATGGGATCGTGTTTAATGCTCTTTTTAATATCTTCTGGATTAGGGTATAATGATTTTACGATTTGTATAAAGTCTGTTATTTCTCTTTTACATTGTATTAATTTACGTTTTGCATATATCATATCATACATTAAATCGTCATAATCTTGCTTAAGCATAGCCTTTTCTAACTTATCATCAGTTAATTTCATGTCTTCAACAGTCATTTGTGCTTTAATTGCCCATCGTTTTAATTTACGATATGATTCTTTAAAATTACCATATCGAACATCAATTTCCATAAAACATTGTTGAACTTTTTTATAAGGTGTAAGTCCTGTTCCTGCAACAAAATTTATATTTGAATAATGAGATTGTCCGTTATCATAATTCAATGCATAATTAACAATATCATGTGTATAATTATCGTCAATTATTTCATCTTTGAATTGTTGATCTAATTCTACATCATCAATACTAACTGATACTACCTTATCTAATTCTGCTTGGAGGCCATCTAAATTCCCGACATCAAAATGTTCAAAATCTTTTATTCCCTCTATCATTTTTATCCTTTATAAAATTTTTTTAAATAATCAAATTGGTTTGGAAAAATATCCAAGGCCTGCTTTGTCCTATTAACATACATGGTATTAACCCAATTGCCATATTTTACAATATTATCATCTATATCATATACATATTTATTATACATATTATATCCATATAATAAAGAAAACCATTGTCCCACATGAAACATGCCAAAATATCCCTTTTCTCGTATAGTATTAGGGGGGTTTGGTACAAATTTATCTAATACTATTTTTACACTTTCAGGATACGGTACTTGTTTGGTTGCTTTCCAATATGGAGTATCTTGTTTGGGAGCTAATGCGTAATGTAAAAAAACAAAATTTATAATTTCGTTTAATGATATATTATATTCAGAATTTAAAAAATCCTTATCAAGTTCTCCATTATTATCAATTAAACATTTTGTTAAATTATGTATTGCAAAAGTTGCAAATGATATTCCTGTTGCTTCTAATGGTTCCACAAATCCTGCGGCTAAGCCTACCGCATATACATTTTTAACTGCTATTCTATTATGTGTTCCTGTTTTCATTTTTATATGATATGCAGGAGCATCAAATTCATTTATTGTTTTTCTTAATACAATTTCTGCTTCATCTTTAGTAATAAATTTATCTGAATAGACATAACCGTTTCCTATACGAGAGTATGTTGGTATACTCCAACGCCAACCAGCATCCATTGCAAATGCTTTTGTATATGGATGCATTTCTTTATGTTTATCTTTATATTCTGTATGAATAACAACCGCATTGTTATTAAACAAGATATCTTCTAATGAATTAAAAGGTTCATGTAAAGCACCTTCTAATAATATAGACTTAAATCCTGAACAATCTATAAACAAATCACCAATTATTTCTTGCTTAGATTGTGTTATTAATTTATCTACACCATACTCATTAATTTTAACTTCTACTATAACATCATCAATATAATTTATTCTATCTTTACAATGTTCCTTTAAAACGCCTGCCAATTTTTGAGCATCAAAATGAAATGCATCGTGTGGTGGATCTAAAAAGCCTGGTGTATAATCTAATGCTTGATGTCCTGCTTTAGGTGCTTTGTTGTTTTTTGCTAATGTATATGAGGGCATACAATCAAAATATTCTTTTATTGTAGGTTTTTTTGCTAACCAATAATTATGAAACATCACATCAGGCCCTAATACCCCCATTTCTTGTGTATCATTATCTACAAATACATTATCTGATGCCCAATCAATAAATTCGACTCCATACTTATGAATACAATCTGCCTTTAACATCCAATCTTCAAATTTTAATCCACAATTAAATAAAAACGGTGTTGTAAACGGTTGTGTTCCTTCACCAATACCTTGTTTGTTCAATGACGAAATACTAGTAGATTCGATTAAAGTTATTTCTACATGTTCAGGTAAATTATGAGATAAATGGGCGGCCGCTAACCAACCAGAAGATCCTCCACCTACTATTACTATACTATCGATTGCCATTTAATAATAATTTAAAAAAATTATTGCCGTTAACCTAGGATGATCATCTAACATTTCTCCAAAATATTCTGAATGTAGAAGTGGTTTGTCAAAAATGAGTGCTTTATTAAAATCATTTCTTACCTTTTCTCTCATATCAAAAACTTCATTCCATTTATGTGATTGACCTGATGTAACGATACTTTTCATTACTTCAAAAAATTCTTGAGATGATTGATCAAAACTTATGGGATTATTTGCACCTGAAAAATTCCTAGGTTTATATTTCCAAAATGCAGTACCATTATCTGTATTATCATAAAAAGGGTTTAAATAAATTAAACAAGTTTTTCCTTTTAATTCTGTATCTGTCTCATAACTAAACACATCGGGATGAGGTCTACCATGTGGCAAATTATCATTCCAATCTTTTAAATGTTCTTTTGTAATCATCTGAAGATTATATGTAAATCTTCTTAATTTTTTAACATGTAATATTTTATATAATTTTTTTAACGCAACATCAGCATGTTCACTAATAAAAGATTGCATATGCCCTTCAAGCATAAACTCACCATAATCATTTGATAGACCAGCAGAAACAGTTCGAAGACCAGGATATTGCTGACCAGGTAAAACTGCATCAGGTTCTGATTCTTGAAATATAGAAAGGTCTCGATTTATACAATTATATAATGTATAAGGAGCCTCATAAAAATCATGTATTATCTGGATTGCCATAATTAAACCATGTTACTATTGAATATCGCACACCTTGTGTCACAGGACGAATTCCATGTGGATACATAAAATTAGAGGGGAAAGTGTGTACTGATCCTGTTTTCAAATTAGTTATACTCGCGCCCTGCCATAACTCAAGTTCCCCACCTTTATAATCTTCATTTAGACCAATTATAATTGATATAACCCTATGATCTTTCGTTCCTGCATCTATATGTGGCATATAATAATCACCCTTTTTATAACGTAATAAATCATATCCTGTATCATCTTCAAGAGCTAGTAATGTGGGATGTAAGATTTTTAATTCTTTTAATATTTCTTGTAAGCCTTCAAATATGATTCTATCTATTTCTTTTCTTTTATCATCTGCATTATTTAATATTCTAGCACCCATACATTTTCTGTAATCTGCACCATGATCTACCGCCGGCACATAATCTATTTCTTTATATTCATTGATTATAGTATTACAAAAATCTTCTGTAAATGTATTATCAAATGTATGAATAAATGCGGCTAATCGTGAATAACCGGTTTCATTTAGTTTTGGTAAATTTTTCATGACTATTTGGATAATAATGATGTACTAAAGTTTCTCTTGTTTCTGAAAATTCTTTTGTACAGCCATTGTTTATACATCCTATAGGAAGAGATGTTATTTTATTGAATCTCTCTTCTGACCATAGCATGCAATTTTTATAAACATCATCGGTGTTGTCTTTTATTTTACGTTTACAAAATATACATCCATAGTTTTTATTCTTATTTTTAATAACTTTGGGATGAAAGAGAAGAAATGAATTATCAAGTGGATGTATCCACGGTATAAAATATTGTAACACAAATTGCTTGAAAGTCAAATTTTCTTTAAAAGAAATATCATCTTCGCGGATTAATTTATTTTCTTTATATACTTTATATATTTCTACTATATTTTCAAATGTTGCATATCCTGGCGATTTACAGCAAGGATCTTTAATACACTTTTCACAAGGTTGTGTGCAAAAAGTGTCAGGTTGACCATATTTTAATAATTGTTTTAGTTTATCAGGTAACAAAATACACAGGTCTCATAATCAAGTTAAAAATTTAGTTTATTCCCTAAGAAAGGATTAATTACATCAGGTACCCATTCAGCACCAGGTTCACCTTCTTTTGATGGTTTACGGTCATCATCAAACCAGCCCATGCGTAATCCCTTTTTATTTAAATCTAGATTACCATCTGCATCTATCCCATCATGGGCTCTACCTAATTCTACTGCTTGATCGGTAGGCATCATAATACCAAAATAATCTTCATACAAAACATTCAACTCTTTAACTGTAGTACACGCTTCAAATTTCTTTAATATTTTTTGAGATGTAACTAACATAGTAGAAAGTCTATCCTGATACTCTTCTGCTTTTTCTAATATCTTATTTGATAATGTAGTTTTATCAAAACTTCTTTCTGTTGAGATGTAATCTAAAAATGGAGTTACATGAGCAGCATCATCTCCGTATGATAACCATTCCCTTGCCTCATGTTTTTGTATTTCCCAAGTTGCAGATTCTAATTCAGATACATTTTTAACATACTTTAATCGTTTACTATATTCTTGTTCTATAATTTCTTTGCCAAATTTATACATAAAAGAAACTGTATTAGCAATTTCATCTGATGTCATTGCCCTTTTAACTTTAGTACCAGACGGCGCAGGTGAAGTGGACACACCAAGACTGCTTGATTCATCATCCATTGCCCACGTATAATGAATTTCAGGTGAGCTTTCGAAAATACTTATCTCATCTCTAATTTCACTAAAAAATTGTATTCCATGTATTGCTTCAATTGCTGGTACTTCTTCAAATGATCTTCCTAAACTAGGTCGTAAAGTCTCTAATAGACTTGAGGATATTTTAACACAAACCAATCCCATTAATGTATATTCTGCTCTACAAAACATATTCCAATCACCGGAAAGACCGTCTTCATAAAAAGGTCTTATAGCATCTTCATGAATTATAATATACTTAAAAGAATAATCTGCTTGAGTTAATGCCATAATATCAACTCACATCTATATTTGTTATACTTGCCGCCGCAGTGGCACAACAACCTGATGATTGACCATAGTGTCCTTTAGGCATACATGCGGCTCCTACTGTTGCTTGAGCATCGTTACTATAAGTATATTTTACTGTATGATTGTTTTGTTGTCCATCATAATGACCCATTTGATATCCGTGGTCTTGTCCCATTTCAGGATTTTCCTCTCCACATGATCTTACTTTAGCAAATGTTGAAATAGTGGATCCATTAGAATCTGAAAATTTATGTTGATGTGTAGTAACATTATTACCACTACCTAAATAATGATGTCCATATTTTGTACTTAAACATTTACAATGTCCGTCTCCGTAACTACCACCCCAACCACTTGAATGCCACGCATGATTAGAGAAATTTACTGCATGTTTCACATTATTAGAAAACAGTGCCCAACCGGTATTTTCACCATGGGCACCTGTCGCTGGTCTTCCACTTGAAGGACACGATGTTACTGTGTACATTATTTCTGTTGGATAATGAAGATTATTAACTGTTGTAGTACCACCACCTGCAAATACACCACGTTGTGATATAATTCCTGCCATGCCAGCAGAGTCACCAATACCTGTATTAAAATTCCATCCACCTACATCACCAGCATATCCTGCAGTACCATAATCAAGTCCTTGGTTTTTTGGATCATTACCAACATATCCATAAGAAACTCCAGAAGAAGCAAAACCACCAGTAGTTGTTATTTTTCTTGTTTGGCCGTGCGATAAACCATAACTTGATAAGTTTGTACCTGTTCCAGACATACCATTGTTTTGTAAATACCCATTATGATCACTAAAATTACCATCCAGATATGAACCTTCTCGATCTAATTGTTCTCCACAATACATGGTAGTATCGGTTTTATGCCAAGTTTTATTTGTACATCTCCATGCATTACTCCCCTTATATCCTGCGGCCAAATACCCGTGTGTGTATAAGGATCTATATCTCCAACCGGAAGCAACCGTGGTTCCGGTTCCACCCGGATAGTTCCAATATGCATCACCAAAAGTACTACTTCCCGTACCTGAATGTAAGGCGGAACCGTGAGTATTTGCATTTTGATCTGGTACTACTGTATAAGATCCTATTTTAAATGCCATATTAACTGACTCCTATATTTGTTATGTTTGCCGCAGCCGGAGCACAGCAACCTGATGATTGTCCATAGTGTCCTTTTGGTTGACATGCCGTTCCCATTGTAGTTCTTGCATCATTAGTATATATATATTTTACTGTATGATTATTTTGTTGACCATCATAATGACCCATTTGATAACCCCAATCTTGTCCCATTTCAGGATTTTCCTCTCCACATGCTCTTACTTTTGTTGGATTAGAAATTTTACTACCGTTAGAATCTGAAAATTTTTGTTCACTACTTGTCACATTATTTCCTGTTCCTACATAATGATGTCCGAGTTTTGTGGATAGTGCCTTGGGCTGGCAATCACCACAACCATCTCCCCAACCACTTGATCCCCAAGAGTCGTTTGAGAATGCTTGACTATAACGCACATTATTTGAATATTCACACCATCCATAGTTTTCACCATGGGCACCTGTTGCTGGTTTTCCACTTGATGGACAAGAAGTTGTTGTGTACATTATTTCTGTTGGATAATGTAATTTAGCCGTTGCTGTTGTACCACCACCTGACCAATATCCATCTTGTCCTTTTATTCCTGCGACACCTGCAGAATCACCACATGATGTTTGAAAATTCCATCCTCCTACATCACCGCCATATCCACTAGTACCATAACCAAGTCCTTGGTTTTTCGGATCATTACCAACATACCCATAAGAAACTCCGGAAGAAGAAAATCCTCCTGTTGTTGTTATTTTTCTTGTTTGTCCATTTGCAAGGCTATAACTTGATAAATTGGTACCAGAAGTAGTGTGACCATTATTTTGTAAATATCCATTATGATCGCTAAAATTACCATCTAAATATGAGCCTTCTCTATCCAATTGTTCACCACAATATAAAGTTGTATCTGTTTGGTGCCATGTTTTATTAGTACACCTCCAAGCATTACTTCCTTTATATCCTGCGGCTAAATACCCGTGTGTATATATGGATCTATATCTCCAACCGGAAGCAACCGTGGATGCGGGTCCGCCTGGATATGACCAGTAGCCATCAACAGTAGAGCCGTCTCCTGATAGTAATTCTGAACCAAAGGTTTCTGCTGACATCGCTGGAATGACAATATTATTTGCCCCTGATCCACTTCTAAATGCCATTTCGTTTCTCCTTTAATTCATCTATTTGTACTTGTTGTTCCTTTATTGCTTCGATTAGTAATGGAACTAGATGTTCATACTTAACTGTTAAATAATGATGTCCACTTTTTGATTTTTTATGCTCATCTAAATCAAATGGTGCATGTCGAACAACTTCTGGAAGAATTTTTTGTACATCTTGTGCAAGAACCCCTACATGTCTTTCTGTTGTATCATTCCATGGAGAACCGACTATTTCTTCAATATTATTTATCCAATCAAATGTTATACCTTTGATTTGTTTAATTTTCTCTACAGCATTATTTATAGGCTCTATATTTTCTTTTAATCTTTCATCTGATGCACTAGATGTAATATCTCCAGTAGCAGATATATTACCACCAACATATAACTTTTCACTTGGGCCGCTGTTATTGATACCAACATTGCCGGAGCTATAATGAATGCCTTGAGGCGAGCTTGACCACGGAGAACCTGAAGTGACATAACCAGCAGAAGCGTGATTCCCCCATCCATATGCTGTATTCCAATTACCACTACCGCCACCTGAGGCCGATACCGTACCTGAAGCCACTAATGTTGTAAAAGATCCTGTGTTTGCGGTAGTAGCACCTATAGGTGTATTATCAATTGTACCTCCCGGTATAGTTACATTACCCAGAAAAGTCCCACCACTTGCCGCAGAAACAAAATCAGTTACTGGCTTAGAGGCAGAACCAGAAGCCATTGCTAGTACACTAGATAAACTATGCGTGGCTACAGTTCCTAATCCTAATTGTGTACGCTGTTCTGCTGGAGTTCCAGTAAAGAAAGGAAATGCCTGACCTATAGTACCACTACCTGTTATTGATCCACTACCTGTAAGAGTAACACTAGTACCGTCATCTGATATTTTGGACATATAAAAGTCCGCAGTAAGAACAACAGCTCCTACAACATTGAAAACATCAGCAATCATAATAGTTTCAGTATAAGATCCGTCAAGATTGGCAATAGAATTTGTAGTATCAGAAATTAGGTTTGGGAGTAGAGGTTGTGATGTCGCTGGTACAGTTATATTACCCAGAAAAATCCCACCACTTGCCGCAGAAACAAAATCAGTTGGAAGAGTTTGATCTCCGGTGTTTGTGCCTGATAAATTGGTTGCGAATATAGTATTCCCAAATGTTCCACCACTTACTTTGGAGACAAAATCGGTTGCTGGGGTTACGTTCTCATCGATCAGTGCTATTACTTCGCGTTCAGTAGGTCTTGCATGTGTAGCCATTGCTACTACACTAGATAAACTATGTGTAGCAATAGTACCTAATCCAGATTTTAGGATCTTTTTAGTAGCAGATGAGTATTGAGCAGAGGCGGAGCCGGAGGCCATTGCTAGTACACTAGACAAACTATGCGTTGCAATAGTTCCTAGTCCAAATTTCAAGATATTTTTAGTAGCAGATGAATATGAAGCAGAGGCAGAACCAGAGGCCATAGCTAAAACACTAGACAAACTATGTGAAGCAATAGTACCTAAATTGGTCGCAAATATATCCCCGTAAAATGTTCCACCTGCAGACGCAGATACCGCATCTGCCGCAGTAAAAGTGCCTAAAGCCACAAAATCTATGTGATCTGTTGATGCTAAAGCTGTAAGACCTGTGATGCTCGTTCCATTTGATGCTACAAAATCATTTCCTACACCTTCTAATAATTTAACACCATTCAAATATACAGATAATTGTCCGGGAGTATAAGCAATATTAACAGAAGTTTCTCCGCCTGTTGCTGTATATGTTGTTCTTGTAGCTGAAGATCCTCCTCCTATTGCACCCCAAGCTGAACCATTATATCCTTCAAAAGAAGAATCTGTAGTATTATAACGTATTCCTCCTTGAGAGCCTGCTTGTTGGGCAGTTGTTCCTACTGGTAATGGTAAAGAACCCGTTGCCGATGGTTGCGCAAAAACAGTAGAACCAATATCTGCATCAACAACTATTGTAGCATCATAGGCTTGTACAGTAGAACCAATATCTGCATCAACAACTATTGTGGAATCATATGCCTGTACTGTAGATCCAATATCTGCATCAACAACTATTGTAGCATCATAGGCTTGTACAGTAGAACCAATATCTGCATCAACAACTATTGTAGCATCATAGGCTTGTACAGTAGAACCAATATCCGCATCAACAACTATTGTGGAATCATATGCCTGTACTGAAACACCAACAGATTGGGAAGTTAATGGAAATGAATTATAGTCATCCTCTGGATTTGGTAAAAGTATAAAATTAGTATCATCAGTATCAGCTTCATTTTCAAGTTTTTGTCCACCAAATCCACCACCAACTTCCAACAAAAGATAAGCCAATGTAGCTGCTGCTACCCTAGCCGCACCAGATGCCTGTGTCATCGCTAATACACTAGACAAACTATGCGTAGCAATAGTTCCTAATCCAAATTTCAGGATATTTTTAGTAGCAGATGAGTATTGAGCGGAAGCAGAGCCGGAAGCAATAGCTAAAACACTAGATAAACTATGTGTGGCAACGCTGCCTAATCCTAAAGTTAATCTTTGTGTAGCAGCATCTGCATCATCTAGTAATGCTTTACCCGCAGTAGTTAAATCATAAGTTGCAGCTGTTCCAGATCCTGTAAATTGAATTCCTTTATTAGCTGCGGATGTTACCTGTGATAAAGCATATAATTCAGTATCACCTTGAGCAGTAATTGTTCCTTCAAGGTCTGCAACAATAGTTCCTTTTGATCCAGAAACAACATCTGCAGTTATTGTAGCATTAGGAACAAAGATAAATTTTACTTCGGAATCATCAAAACCAAGAAAAGCAGTCTTTGAGGCCCCATCAAAATATTGAAGACCTATTCCAATATCTTTATTTGAATCAACGGTTAAGGCACTTCCATCTGCAGCTGTTTGTAGAGTTATTATTGGATCTACTACACCCATTTGCTGAACATTCAGAACAGTTTCAGTTCCACCTACAACTAAATTACCTGTTAAGGTTAAATCCCCAAATTCTACTGCATCCGTTGTACCTAATCCTATAGTGGCGGGGATAGTGGAAGAGGCTTCATTTTTCCATAGAGAAGTGGCTGTATCGTAGATAAGAAAATTGTCATCTGCTACACCAGTAAGAGTAACATCTGACATGGTACCTAGCTGGAATCCGGTTCCACCTACAACTAAATTACCTGTTAAGGTTAAATCAGTAAATTCTACTGCATCCGTTGTACCTAATCCTATAGTGGCGGGGATAGTGGAAGAGGCTTCATTTTTCCATAGGGAAGTAGATGTATCGTAGATAAGAAAATCAACATCTGCAGGGCTAATAAGAGTGACATCGGCTAAGGTATCAAGAAAAAGTCCGGCACCAATAATCTCTGTGGCTGTTGCCCATGTACCATCACCCTTAAGATATTCTTCATCAGGAGCGGAAAGAATATCAATAAACTCATTATCTACATAATCTTTATCCTTAAATCCAACAGTTTTTCCAGCTGTCGCCATTAGCTCTCCCTATCATTTATAACCAATATCTTTTAATTCAGATATTGTTTTTGATGCGCTTTTATGATGTACTCCTATTCCTCCGGCAGATTTAAACTGTTGAATATTCTTAATATGATCATCAATCAATAAATTTGGTCTCCCATCTCTACCATCTTTCGCAAATCTCATTTTATCTGCTCTCATGACAGGATACATTCTATCTACACCAACTCCAAACCACCGTTTCATAAATCGAGTTTTATCTTTAGTGGCACGTTTTGAAATCGGTCCTCTTGATGATCTAGGAATTGCTGTTAAAATATATGGATTATATTTTCCAATGAATCCCCATAATTTTTTAGCATCTGGCATTGGTTCTATATTTAGAAAAAAATCATCTGGTAATTCATACCAACGTTCATCGTTGAATTTTCCCCCAATTTGATCTTTTATTGCTTTATCAAAATCTGCTAACACTCCATCCATGTCGCAATAAATTTGAGGTGTGTCAAATTCTGCTAAATAATGTATAAATTTTTTGTCCATTTATTCCTATATGTAAAAATATACTGTAAATTCTGCATCATTATCCATATAATTTTCCATAATATTTATTTTTCTATGATCAAATTTCTCCAACCATTTCTTTATTTCTTCAGGAACATATGATACATAATTATCATCTTCATATGGAGCAGCTAACATATTAAATATAACTCCTTTTTTTGCAACTTTTATCATATTTTTGATAGTCCATTTAGTATGCTGTTCTTTCAGCCCTAAATTGAAAACACCAGATGCTAAAACCCAATCGTAAGAATGTCCAACTATATCATCTATGGTACCACAAAAAGAAGGAATTTTATCTTCAATTAATTTAATAGCTTTTTCATTTGGATCTATTCCGAGATATTCTCCCGTCCATCCTTGATTTTCTAGAAAATAATAAAAATGTGCAACTCCACATC